AGGAATTTATAAGACTTCTTGACAAGATTATCTTACTTCATTGTAATTTTAATACACCCCACCTATCTTTCGATGATGGAATGTTGTTGGTTAGTTAAAACTAGCTTTTCAGCAATAAAATAATCACTCAAGAACGTTTATAAACGCCCTACTCTTCATTCGTAATATCCGGGTTAAACACCCTATCTAAACCTTAATATATTAATGGTAAAGACCCCCTTAATTTTTGTATAAAATATAAGGTAAAACTTCCCTTCACGACCCAAAAGTCAATTGAAGGAACACCTCAGTAACGCTACTGGCTAACGAAAGAACCCCATACTTTAATATAACTGAAACACCTTTTCGAAGGGTGATCCAATCTATCAAGTATAGATTTAACCATGGTGACTCCAATTCATAAATTTCTTTAAGAATCGGAAGCTAACATGTCTAAGTGATCTACGGTTGATATTATTATCGGCGAAAACGGAAGTCATTGGAATTACAGGTGGAAGGTTTTCCGATAGATACTTAAGGATTTGCCCTAACATGAAGTCGGGTTTAAGCATATCGAAAGATCTGCTTAATCTGACTTTGTTATTATCATCATAAATATAAATCCATAAATCTGGAGAAGCAGGAGTAGTTGGTATATTCATATAGGGGTCTGAGTTATCTCATAATGTTTCCATCATGTTATAACTCGATCTCATACGAGGATACTCAACTTTAAAATCGATCTTTGGATATTTTAGACTTGTAAGTCTAGCATATTCCTCGATCAATTTTAATTTCTGTTCTTTCAGACTTGGAATCATATTTGTATGAAACATAACATCATGTAGGGGGTATCATCCTTTGTATAAATCTATACAATCTTTACAAGTATTAAGGGCCTTTTCCTGGTTTAGAGACCATTCTTCCCTCATAAACTCTAATAGCTTTTCTAGAGACTCAACCGCTCCTAAATTTCCCAAACTTTTACGCCATTTGTATGGAGTAAGAGTATGAGACTTTAAGAAGCCGAAGGGTTCTGTCAAGCTCCATATCATAGCATGTAACTCTGATCAACTAAAATTGAACAGGCGTTTCTGCTTAAATGTGGTAAGAAGTTTACGAACGAAGAAATAATCAATGCCAATACCTTTATCTCTCAAATCTACAAGTAGACTCGGGATATGAAGTTTATCAGCCAGGAACAACGAAACGTTCTTCGGTCCAACCGGAGAGAAATCTCCTTTTGGTCCTATTATACGCTTTGCAAATTCCATTACTCCTTGATTTGATTGTAGGGATTTACTCTTATTTATTGAAACGCCTAATTCTACCGTCATTATCTTAAAATATTCATTTGCTACCTCCTCGTTGGTGATTACAATATCATCACCGAGTAAAGCATACTCGGCGAATCATGTTCTAATACCAACTCTGGTTGCAGCAAGCTGAACAATAAGATGATGACATAAGGAAAAGACACCTCAAGAACTAAGAGCACCCATCGGTTGTCCAGCTCCGTACATATATGATTGGTTTGTCTCTTTTAAATAATAGGGTCTGTTGACTAACACTTGTTTCCAAGCATTAGCAACATCTCTATTATATAAGAAAGATAAAACATCAACTTGTATTGATATCGGAAAACGATCAGTTGCAGCACTTAAATCGAAACAAAAGGTTTTTAATCCTTTATTTCGAAGTAATAATGCTTTAACTGGTTTAATCTGATCAAATGCACCATCTTGTGGAATCAATCGTAAGATTGAAAACACATGGTCGTGCATTGGTTTCAATACACTTTGAGTTCATATATCTACAATAGCAAAGACACGCCTTTTACCAGCAGGCTCTTCCTTAATGGAGAGTTTACTTAATAATTCCGTACCTCTCGTTGGTATATCGCTAAGTACTTCCAGTTCTCTTTCTAACAGGGAATAAACCCCAATAGAAAAGAAATCTGATAAGACTTTAAGATCACCTAAAATGTTACTTGCTCTTAATGCTAATGCATCAAGAGGAGCCGACATGAGAGAAGTTCGATTGTTAGGTCCTGCGGTTGTTAAAGATAATAAGTTATACGAGTACTTACCAATCTTTGTTTTATCAAAGATAGATTTAAACTTAAGGCTTAGGGTAAACCCAACCTCTCAAGGATTTAATCCTTGGGAAGTAGATTTATCTATAATAGTCTCGAGTTTAAGTGTACCCGGATATCTTATTAATCTATAACAACCTAGAAGCGCGAAGATCACTCTTATAACATTCGGGAAATCACGGTGATTTTGATTATTAATAATCAAGTCACGGTGTCTTCCAGGTATTATTAAGGGTAATCCACCGGGGGCCCCAACTCTCAAATCGGAATCTGAGGATTGAGGATTACCAGCTACAAAGAACTGTAAAAGCCTATTAGCTTCCTTTAAATACTCAACGGTGTATTTAGCACCATTGTTTCTTCAGAGGGAGTCAATAGATTCTTTTATCTTTCTTGTAGCGTGCAATAACCTTGAATCAGCAATGGGATAAAGAGAAATCAATACTTCATAATATCTTTCTAATTCTTTAGAATTAGCAAGATAAATAAAAGGATTGTTATCTCTACGTGAATCTATAATCTCAGGGAATAGTATAGTATTTGTAAGTGATAAACTTTTAGTTTTCATGATATAAATATTATACCCCGCAGGGTCTTCTCCACAAAGGAATCGAACCTTCTGAAGGTTACATACACTTGTATTAATTTTCATTGGCTATCCTGACCTGGGAACTCTTAATTATAAATTTCTTTATATAATTAGGTTTTCACCTGAGTCCATAGTGAGACGACGCGTGGTTCTAAATACAAAATAGCCGATCCCCTACCTATATATGTCTAGCTCCTCACTTGATAACGTTTATTTAATAAACTTATCAACAAGAGGTTACTAGTATATAGAGTATCGGGAGTTAGCTTTTGCGTATGTAGTATTACCTGAGCAAGGATCCAGAGAGACTTAGTTTTGTTAAACTAAGACATGAATATTCACATGTTTTAGCCGTCCCGATTGATAAATCAACCATACTCTCACTATCTTGTTTAAAACAAGAGGAAAGGGATTAGGGTTTGGCATAGGGAATACACCTGTAAAGGTGGGGCCCCAATAACGGTTTTAACGCCG